TGTGGTGTTGAGAAGTAAGGCGATGTTGCTGAATACTTGGCCATTAGATGAATCCTATTTGATCTTTGCCCTTGCCGTTAAGCTGGCCCCTAGCGAATTCTGACAGTGAGAAGTTCTTCACGGACTCCCTGCTGTAGATAGGTGTAACCAGCACTGATATGTTTGACAGTGTTGGTGCCCAGGTTTGGTCAAGGCTGTTGGGATTGAATTGTTTTGTTGCACCGAGTTCTCGGCCTGTGCTACCAGTACTGGCCAGCTGGCCTTGGTACACTGTGTTCTGTTTAGTTGAAATGTAGTCTATGCCGGGTCTCAGTTCAACGTTGAATGTGTTTATGACCACAGGTACCTTCTGGAACATGTGATCTCCGTATCCTGACATGTGCAATATGGGTGGTGGATTGCCTTTCAGATCTTGATCTTTGCCAAAGAACATCTTGGTCACAGTCCTAAGGAAGTTCACCGTGGCCACCCAGTGGGCCGCGTCCTGTTGATTCTGTACCGGGAACTCGCCTATAATATTCATTGAGTCTACCTGTGAGTTCTGGTATGCCTGGAACGGATAGTTGCTGTGAGTCTGTGCCAAAGGATTGTAATTGGCAGAATGTTGTATTACCACTGCCGGAGTCAATGGCCAGAAAATTCCACCTGTTTCTTTCAATGGTGCAAGTAAATTGTTGTTCTCTAGAATTGCATTTCTAAGTGCTGTGGCACCTCTCGGGATCTCAAGTTTTACACGCCAATCACGTGTGTCATTTCTGCCCGACCATTTGGCCATGTTACGGGCTCCCATCAAATGCCCATCCAGGTTTATTCCGGCACCCGTGAGCCTGCCCAGGGTCCTGTCGAATATGCCCTGTCCAACGTTCTTTAGTATCCTGCCAAATTCATTTGCCATTTAATGGTTGCTTTCCCTTGTTAAATTTCGTATACTTTAACTATATTTATAGGCATAATTTTAGGCGCACTTAATTCACCATACGGAACGATTCAACAGACCTGTTTGTGGTCAATCTCAACAATATAAAGTAAAGGATTTATGAAGAGAGTAAAGTACCTAAACAACAGAGATCTATTGGCACAAATACATGCCAGCAAGAACACATACTGCTCGTACATCTCACCCGAAGATGCACAGTATGACCTAATAGTACCAAACTTGAAGAAAGTCAATGCAAGTGCAGTGGCGCAGGCACGTAAGGCCAAGGCCAAGAGATTGACACAGGAAGCATGGGAACAGGCTAAGGAAGCAGGCATGAAGAAAATAAAATTAGCAGACTACACGGTGAGTCCAAGAAAGATCGCAAAAACTGATCTGACTTTCAGGGTCATGATGTTTGATCACGTACCCATGGACGACCAAAGAAAGAAGAATCCCAAAAGCACAGCAGACCATCATGCGAAAGTTAACTTCCCCCCGTTCCAGCACTACAAATTTGATGCCAAAGACAAACTGACATGTGTGGGCAAGTCACACTGGGTCGGTGGTATGGATAATGGTTACTTCTCTGCCGATCATGGCAAGATGACCAATCAGTTGGCCATGATGTACATGAAGTTGTGTGAGAGATACGGCACAAGGGCAAACTGGAGAGGATACACCTACAATGATGAAATGCAATCCCAAGCACTTATGCAGTTGAGTCAGATTGGCCTGCAGTTCGATGAATCAAAATCCGATAACCCGTTTGCATACTACACTGCGGCAATCACAAATTCGTTCACTAGAATTTTAAACATAGAAAAGAAAAATCAGGCCATCAGAGACGACCTGTTGGAATACAACGGCATGATGCCATCATTCACAAGGCAGAACGAGAACGACACTAACGCTGTCTCTTACAAAAAGAAGATGAAGACTGTACATGGTGATGTTATGCAGGTCAATAAAACCGGTATCGCAAAATTAAATAAAGTGTTGAAGAAAAAAGGTAAAATTGAATCAGAAGACTTTGACACTGTGAATAGTAAAAAAGTTGATTTGACAAATCACAAAGCAATCGTAAAAAAGAAATGGTAGACAATGGCATTCTTTAATAAAGTGGCCTGCTTCACGGACATACATTTTGGCCTTAAGGGCAACAGTCGTATACACAATGATGACTGTGAGTCATTCGTGCAATGGTTCATAGAACAGGCCAAAGCACACAACTGTGAGACTTGCATATTCCTAGGCGACTGGCATCATCACAGGTCAGCAACAAATGTTTCCACAATGAACTACACTGTGTCAAACATAGAAAAACTAGGTGCGGCATTTGAAAAAGTTTATGTGATCATGGGGAACCATGATCTATACTACAGAGATAAAAGAGAAATTAATTCAATGGAATACATCAGGAACATACCAAACATACACATTGTGAATGAGTGGTTAGTGGAAGATGACGTTGCAATTATCCCATGGATTGTAGAGGACGAATATAAAAAGATTCAAAAAATGAAACAGAAGTACGTGTTTGGACATTTTGAACTGCCTTACTTCAAAATGAATGCAATGGTCGAGATGCCCGATGTAGGCGGCATACAGACAGATCATTTTGCAGGGTGTGGCAAGGTGTTCTCAGGACACTTCCATAAAAGACAATACATGAAGAATGTAACTTACATGGGCAATGCGTTTCCGCACAACTATGCAGATGCCTGGGACGATGACAGAGGAATGATGATATTAGAGTGGGGTGGTGAGCCCAAGTTTATCAATTGGCCCGACATGCCAAGATACATCACGATAAAAGTTTCAGAACTGTTAGAGGATCCAGACAAGTATCTAAAACCCAAGATGTATGTGAGGGTAACGCTGGACATAAAAATTTCATACGAAGAAGCAAACTTTGTGAGGGAAACATTCATAGAAAAATACAAATTAAGAGAACTACAACTGATACCAGAACAAGTGGACAACGCACAACAACCAACTGTAGAAGTGCAAAAATTTGACAGCGTGGACCAAATCGTTATCAAACAGTTGCAGGGTGTAGACTCCGAGGTGTATGACAAGAACATATTAACAGCAATTTACAACGATCTAGATGTCACGAATTAGCAAGAGAAAATTATTAAAAGTCTTGAAGGGCGAATACGAGTACAACGACTCACTTACAATGACAAAGCAACAGATATTCGACATGTTTAAAAATCCGCCCACACAAGAAGAATGGTTGAGAGGATACAAACGTTGGAAAAAACAACAGGAGGAGAACGATTGCTAACAATTAAAGAGCTGACTGTTAAGAACTTTATGAGCGTGGGCAATCAAGTCCAAGCTATCAATTTCTCTGACAAGAGTCTAGTATTGGTCATAGGTGAAAACATGGATCTAGGCGGCGATGACGCAGGTGCCAGGAATGGTACTGGTAAGACCACAATCATCAATGCACTATCTTATGTGTTCTTTGGAGAAGCACTTACAAACATCAGAAGAGATAATCTTGTAAACAAAACTAACGAAAAAGGAATGCTAGTCAGCGTTAAGTTTATCAAAAACAACATCGAGTACACAATCGAAAGAGGGAGAAAACCTCAGGTATTCAAATTCTATGCCAACAACATCGAACAGAATATGGAATCCAACGAAGCACAAGGAGAGAACCGAGAAACACAGGTAGAGATAAACAAACTAATGGGCATGACCCATGCCATGTTTAAAAACATAATTGCATTAAACACTTACACACAACCGTTTCTATCAACCAAGCAGGCAGAACAAAGAGAAATTATTGAACAGCTTCTTGGTATTACTTTACTTTCGCAAAAAGCAGATCTGCTACGAGAAAAACAAAAGGCGACTAAACAGTTGCTGACCGAAGAAAAATTAACGATAGATGCTAAAGTTGTGTCTAATTCAAAGATACAAGAATCCATGGAGAGTTTGAAAATAAGGTCAAATGCCTGGACCAAACAAAAAGCACAAGATATAAAAAGTTTTACAGAAGCAATAGCTGAATTAGAAAAAGTAGATATCAAAGCAGAACTAGACTCTCACAAACGTCTGCAAAAGCACAACGAGATGCAAACTGCACTGAGAAACTTACAGAAAGAAAAAGCATATCACGATGACTCGCTTACCAAAGCAGAAAGCACAGTAACAAAAACTGAACAGGACTTAAAATATTCAGAACAGGAAAGATGTCCTACCTGTGAACAATCACTGCAAGGGGATAAACATCAACATCTAGTGAGCAAATTACGTGAACAACTGAACGAATCCACAGACTATGTAACAAAACTGAAAAATGATCTTACGAAGATACAACAGGGCATCGATGAGATTGGTGATTTGGGCAACATACCCGACACGTACTATGATTCAATAGATGAAGCACATGATCACAAAGGTTCATTGAAAGATCTAAAAAGACAGTTGGAACAGACTGAAAAGAAAGACGATGTATATGCAGAGCAGATCGAAGAGATGCAAAACAAAGCAATACAAAAAATAGATTATGAGAAAGCAAATGAATTAGAAGATCTGCACAGACACCAGGACTTCCTGTACAAACTGCTAACAGCAAAAGATTCCTTCATAAGAACAAGGATCATAGAACAGAACTTGACATACTTGAATCAGAGACTGGCATACTTCTTGGGCAAAGTGAAACTGCCACACACCGTGACTTTCCAATCAGATCTCACAGTGCGTATCGAGGAACTTGGCAGAGAACTAGATTTTGATAATTTAAGTAGAGGTGAGAGAAATAGACTTATCCTAAGTTTAAGTTGGGCATTCAGAGATGTCTGGGAAAGTCTTTATCAACAGATCAACTTGCTGTTCATTGACGAATTAGTGGATGCCGGTATGGACATATCGGGTGTAGAGAGTTCGATGGCAGTGCTGAAAGACATGAGCAGGACACAGAAAAAGAACATATTCTTGATATCTCACAAAGACGAATTGGTAAGCAGGGTGAACTCTGTATTGAAAGTTGTAAAAGAAAATGGTTTTACCAACTACGCCAATGATGTTGACATAATTGTTTAATTTTTATGTTGACAAAACCACTTCTTACGTGCTTTAATTACACTAACGTTAATTAATGTTAATCGTACGATAATAAAGGAAGGACGTAAATTATGTCAAATGAAACACATGACGCTATAATGACAGCAATACAAACTTACTCTGAAGAGAACGGAAAGTTCGTTGATAAAGGTGTTAAGGCTTCGGCAACAAGAGCCAGAAAAGCATTAGCAGAATTATCTAAGCTCATTAAAGCAAGAAGAAAAGAAATACAAGAAGTCAAGAACGCGGCAAAGACAGCGGCGTAATTTTCTTTAACATCAAACTTTAAAACACCCCCGGCTTGAATAGTTGGGGGTTTTTTACGACTTGAGTATTCCCTTGCCGTGTACTCGAACACGGATGTGACCGTTGTAGTAATCGTTGGTTTCTAGCACCTTACGTGAGAACTGCTCACGTGCTTCCACGTATGACAGTTCCGCTTTGGACTTGCAATAGAAAAGTATTTCCCTTGTAAATTTGTCTTTGCCAAGTTTATTGACATCTATTGTTAGATCATCGCTTGATCCATAGTAGTCCTGCCAGTCAGAGTCCACTTTATATCTACGCTTGTTCTTCCTGCCTTTGAGTGGTGGACGAGATCTCTTGAATCTTGCCAGTTTCTTACCTATGTACTTCCTACCGTTGGTTGTGTTGGTTATGAGATAAACAAATCCCACAACATCTTCCGGCATATTGGTAATTTCATTTCCTTGGTATGTCCAGTGCATGATGGTATTTAAAGCCAAAAAGATTGACCAACATTTTTATCTGTGTTATATAGTAGTTGAAGGGCAACCGTATCCTTCCACCAGGCAAAAAAATTTCCCAATAGGCAAACATAGCATCGCAACCAGTGAGCAAGGAAATGCGGCTAACAAGCGACAGGTGAATCCTTAGATGCAGACAGCAAAAAATGA